AGTTTCAATAGTAATGTTTACACGAATCAATTCTCTCTTAAGTTGAGCACATGCTTGCTCCACACCAAAGGTCTTACCATTACCTGAGAGACCAGTAATGAATGTAGGATAGAACTGCTTAGACTTAATGATGTTTTTAACATCATTAAATGCTCCAAACTTAACAAAAGTAGAATCTGTTGCAGGAACTAACTCTTGTGTAAGTGCAGGTTGAACAGAAGGAGCACTGAAAGACTTCTCTATATTCTCAACTGCTTTCGTTGTAACTTCTAGATTCCACTTACCAGGTTTTACTCTAAACTCTTTTAGTTTTTTGGTGACGGTTGCATATGCAAGATCATTAGCAGCAGCAAATCCACGTACATCTGCAGCAGAAAACTCTGTACCATATGTGCTTTTTAAACCATCAATAATTTCGTCTCTTGTCATTTTAACTGCGAATGTCATAATGTAGTTCGTTTTCGATATACCTATATTACATGAAAAAAGGGTCTTGTGGACCCCCAGTGGACAGTTTGTATTCTGGTTCTCTTGGATCTATTCTTGGATCCCAGTAAAAGAACTGCATGTCTGATAACCGACAGTGCATTAAAGGTTTATTTAACTTCATTTTGTTTCTTAAAGAATTCCCCTAAAGAGGATGATACATCAGGAGGTTCAGGATCTACATACCCATTTCTCTTTTTCCATTGATTATACAATGCTTGCATGATCCATGATTGAGAAAGACTCTTGGGTCCATTTTCTAATAACTCTGCTTGTCTACCAGTGTGGTATGGAAGAGACTCTTTTCTCCAATTAGAATCATCATAAGTTTTATTTGCCATAAGTAAAAGTCTTTCCTTTAATTTTTGTATCACCTTCTGGTGAGGTTCTTCCAGGTTTCATTGTACCTGCTGTAAATCGTTTAACGTTCTTACCTGCTGCTTTGCCGAGTCCACCCTTTCTGGTTGCCGATACTGTACCAGTCTTTTTGGTTTGTGTCAACACCGCATCCTGACCATACTTCTTACCTAATGACTTAACTGCTTTCTTGAAAGCTCTCTTACCCTTCTTACCAGAAGTGACAACGTGACTACGTTCTTTAACCTTACTAGTTTTACCAGTCTTGTCATCTGTCTCATCCCATCTTCCAGATACCTTAGTAGCACCAGGTAAACCCTTACCTTTTATATCACGATCCAATTGTTTTGCTCTTGCCTTATTTTCTTTCTTTGATTTGTCACCACGACTTCCTGAGATGACTGCCATCCCACCTTTATCTGATTTACTCTTGATTCTACTTAGACTACTTTCATCAAGAAATTGTTTGAAGCTCTTCATTATCGATGGCACTATTACTGTAATATTTATTCCTAAATTTAATTCCATGAAGTTCTAAAAGCATTATCTTTGATTCAGTCATATCTTCAGTATAAAAAATGACTGGTTCTTCTAGTGATGGATCTCCACTCATTACTCTTCCTCCTCTACTATGGTTTTATAATACTTTAACTTACGTTGAAGAATAGTTACCTTTTCTAACAGTTCTTCCTTTTCAGTTAATAGATCTTTAA